CACCAACTGTTTTGGCGATGGGCGCAGCCCACCCTTGTCCAGCACCTGCAGCAGCAGCCGCAGCAAGATCACCAATGAGATTTTGCTTGGCAAATTTGCGAGGGGGGGGTTGACGTTCAGGAGTTCGTACAATTATTTCCTTGACAGGCTTGGGCTTCCCCTTCTTACCCTTCCCTTTCTTTTGAACACCCATCCGCATGGCATGGTCATCAGTGTTGGTGGCACTGCCATTATTACCATTGATTTGAGAACCCACTTCAGCAACATACTCGGAGGGTATAGTGGCCATATATTCACTAGGGGCCATCCAAGGAATCGTGGCAGCATCAGCAGCACTAGGAGCAGGGGGCAAATTACTACGCTGACAAACGCGCTGAGACATCTTAGTGTCCTCCAGCAAACGCTTATATGACATCACAGCGCAGACTCCCGGGAGATTAGTTTTTAGCACACACATGTGTTCACTCACGCCAGCAAAGGCCTTGCGGACGCGTTTGAACTTACCACGTATGTATAATATACCGTCTTCTCCAACGACGGTGTCAGCTCCAATTGCAGCTAGCTGACTCATGATTTGATGCGACATATCGTGAGCATCATTTCTGACTGTTGTTTTTGACTCTGGCAATGAGTCCTGATTGTTATTCATATGGCACTTGCGCACTTCTCCGGTAGCCAAACCCTGACGAACCAGGGGATTAGGGATCATATCCCATTCAGGTTCCAACTCATGCCACTTATGATACATATTCATATCACCATCAACAGCACTCTCAAGCCCGCCATACAAACGTGCGAGCTCACTATCTGACTTGTCCATTGTATATATTTGCTCCATTGTGATACCGTCAACTTCACCTTTTAGGCTACTACCGTGTACCCGCCGGATCCAGGAAATGTATTCCTGCAAAATAGGACGCAGTTCTTCATCACCCCAGGACTCAATACGCAATGCGTAGGCCCGCATCAGTGTCCACCTGATGTCGTTTTTCCGCGTGTTATTGCACAAACTACTAATCACTTTTGCCCTTTCGGGAACTGGAACCCAGCATTGAAGCTGACGGTTATAGACCCAGTTGTGACTGAGAAATGCGCACTCATGGAGCTTACGGGGCTCATAACAAGGCGTGGTTACCCGAAAACCAACTTCTGCAAGAGCAGACTGAACATTTTTTGGGTGAAAGAATCCAACTGCAAAATCAGACGTACAATAAGTATTATCATCACCACACAAGGCGGCAACAACATGCTTCTGGAAATCTTCATACGTACAGGCCTCTGGAGGAGCCAGCCGATACCAGGCATAAGCAAATGCCATATAAAGTATGAGAGTATTATCAACAATGGTGTTAGCTGACCCGCTGGGGTTACCCCCAGTCTTCATCACCAACTCACCACGTGTCAACACCATGATGGAATACACTATCCAAGTGTACGCGTAGCGCAATCTATCCGCAATATACGCTATTTGGTAACAGATAAGAAAACATAAGTATCTGAAACGCATGATTGAGACAAACCATTTCTTGATGAGTCTAGAATCATATTCCTCACAGTCCAGTTCAAATGCATTGCGAACAAATTGATCATCCACGTTCTTCGTTAGCCGCATATAGAGAGTGTCAAACCCTCTATAAAATTTTGTCATGCCAACGGCGCTCCAAGTCTGATTGTGAGATTCATAAAACTTATTATTAAAGTCCAAACACAGCATCACAAGAAAAACTGTGAAATGAACCGGAGCCGCTGTGAATGTGCGTAATTTTTCTACATACTTACGCACAACATCACAGAAGAAATTGATCCTATCAGACGAGCGAATTTCCTGCTTCACTGAAACGAACCAAAGTGGTATCAAATGCATTTTATTCCAGTAGTCACGACAAACATCTGGAAATTTTTGGAAAAATTGTGTTTTGTTTTGGCAAATATAGTTCCAAGGAAAACCACAAGAGGTTGATTTGGTCAACGAGTAAATGGCGTTATCAACAGGCGTAATACTACTGCCACCAAGACACCAATAGAAGTGTTTTAAAGCAAGCTCTGCAAACGCAAAAGCTTCTTCATTGCACTGATTCTCGGACACGCTATAGTCACGATCATACTTAGCAATACTTCTATAGGCACTGAGATGGTTTGGATTAGCCATAACATAAGCATCAACGTCATACCCTTTCGCAGCCCACCAGGCTCGCGAAATGCGACAACCACTGTTCTTTTCCTTGTAAGGGGTGACACGGTGGACTGACCCTAGTGGCACAAAAGACACATTACCAACGTAATCATCATATTCTGTGCTACTATCAAAGTCTTCCACTCGAACAGCACACTCTACGGGGTACTGTTCGAACACCCCAGCTACTGGCCGGGGACATTCGAGTTTAAAGACGCAGGCTCCACGACAGGGCCCTTATACGTCTTCACACTATTCCAATCCGAATTCCATGGAACAAAATAATTAGTAGTTTTGTCAGTAGCAGCGTGAATGCCAATAACTTGGCCTTTCACGTTAATAACTGGACTACCACAATACCCATCAGTGGTCCAACAATCATGAGCTACTAAATGGGCACGCGTGGCAACACCAGTAGTACCTTGCGAAACACGCAACGACATATCAAATGGGTGCAATGTAGCTAGCCAAACCGGTTGCCCAGCATCTTCTGGTGCAGCAAATTTCCAACCATCAATGGTCTTCAAATACTCCTCAGCTGCTTTAGGATACGTGATGCGAACATAATCCCCATCACCGAATTGGAAAATGCAACCATCAAGGCTATAGGTTTTACCACCCGCATGAATACCATCCTTGACGGTGAGATCACCAACACAAGAAGGTGGTCCATCCAACCGATCCTTGTCCGGCCAAAACGCATGCTTGTTACACCATATTGCACCATGTGCAACAACGCCATTGACGCGAGAAAAACCTTTGACGTGCACAATAGCAGCTTGTCGCATGGCTGGGGGGACTGGCTTGCCAAGCCCAGATTCAGCCATCATGCCAGTGCCGCCACCCTTCATCTTTCCTCCACCAATCATCATTGGTTGATCGCGTTCAACATACTCATTACGCTGTTTATCAAAAACATAGTCTTTGTCATTCCAGTTACCTTGCTGGCCCTGTTTCTCACGCTGTTTCAAGATTCTATCATGTTTCTCTTCCTTATACATTTGATACTTACCCTTGTTCTTCCCTTTGCCTTCAGCGACACGGGGTCTAGGGTGGAATAGATAACACTCCTTGTCTTGGCACTTACGACCTTTAGGGCACGGCTGTTTCCAAGTGCCCTTAATGTGGGGTTCTTTACAAGTGCCATCAGCTTGACCAGCACACTTACCAGTTTGGTACTGAGTTTGACAAATACGTGCACCCTCAAAGCGAACAACCTTATTAACCATTCTTTTCCAGAATGGCAACGCAGATACACGAATCTTCTCCATGTCCTCTTCATCAGGATGCTGCAGTTGACACATTTCAGCTGTACACTTTCCAGTAATAAGCATCTCATCACACAATGGTTGCACAATATGGCGTGATTGCTGGGTGTAAGTTGTATCACCCATCATCCAAACACCATTCACTTTAGTAACTTCACGCATGTGCGTTGTAATGGTTGGATCTAAAATGGCAGGATCACGCGTTGGTTCCAACTTGTACTGAACATTGCGTGAACCTTCAGCAATTTGTGCCTTAGTACCTTCTGCAGCAACGACCGCAGCAGCGGGATGGGTGTTTCGTATGGTGTCACTCACAGGGGGTGCGGGTGGCACTAAGGCCGCCCTATCACCATCTTTAGACACAACATGCGTAGACTTATACCACCAAATAACAAGACTGCACACAACCACCAACACCCCAATGAGTATAACTGTACTATAACGCTTAAACCACGGCGCCTGCTCAGCGCTTTCATCCATGCGCTCACTAACATCACGAGTAATGTTCTCAGCATACTTAGCTTCATCAGCAACCTGATTGCGAACACGTGAATTGCACCACACAACATACTCCTCATAAGTTATGCTCTCATTGATAAGCGTCTCAACCTCCGAGCGTTGTGGAGCACGCATAATTATTTTACTGGCTAAACCATGTATAGTATCTTTAGCTGCCAACATATCATGACGAAAGTTGGAAACGTGCTCAGTGCTGCTATTGTGGGGATACTCATCCATGAGCATACTCTCCACCTCAGCCACACTAACTATGCCTTGAACGCGATCAGTGGCATCAGCCAATATATCAGGAGCACCTGGAGCGAACAAATGAGAAATGAAATGGCCAGCCCCCAGAGTCATGCGCATGACACGCAAAAACTCCTTGACTTTAAACCAAAAATTTTTCAAATCCCGAGCAGACATGTACAAAAACATAGGTGCCATAATAGTAAGAGCACAAACGTCCATCCACTCGTACATTGAAGTAATTTTCTCTTTGTACGATTCTTTGGTGACAATGTGCTTGCGCGGGCATGAAGCCAACGTGCACGTACAAACAGTACGATCCTTTGTGGCAAAGACATACAGCCGTCTTGAAATGAGAGCAGCGACAATAAAACCAGTAACCCACTTGGCAATAACTTCCCAAGAAGACTGCTCTACCCGTTCAACAACAGCACGTTTAGTGCGCACAAAAACAGCCCAACTCCATGAGAAACAGGCATAGACAACTGTGACAGGGAAAAGCCATCGCCTATTCCCAAGCTCAATCTTGCACTCATAATAAACGTAACAAAATGAATTCCAAGCGCGATACATTGCCCGCTTCAACGAAGCAACCCACCAATAAGACGTAGAGGTGGCCACAACCGCGTAGGCAACACTGATAGGCATCAGCATTGGACTACTGCTCATTAGAGCCGCCCCGACAATTGGTGAACACACCAAGACTGAAATCAAAAAGAAGCTGG